CCTTTCCAACAGTTTTATCAACCAGTTCTCGCCAGTTGTATTCGCGGGTTTTTACCTTTCTAACCATTAGTGCAATGTCCTCGCAGTTTCTCTATCGTTCATTAGTTCTACCGTGTCTATAACAACACGGGACAGTAGTTGACTTAATGCTTTAGTAATATCTAACTCTACGATTTCCTCATGCGGTGCATCAATAAAGTTAGCAAGAAACACAACTGCTGTAAGTTCTGAATTATCTGGTAATGAATCCAATTATTTCTCCTAATAAGCTGGCATTGCGTCAGGCTCCAAATCATCCTGAAAAAGAATCATTGGAGGAGATGCCTGTATGTCGTAGATGCGAGACATAGCATCCAACATATCAACATGGACAGCGGGGAAAAGGTTATATTCGTTATCAATCATTTTTTGAGTAAGATCGTATAACCTTCCGTTCTCATCTTTATTTTTTATAGGTCTTACAATAAGAGACGCATCCCCATACTCAAATGCTTTCTTTTGTAACTTAGTTACATTGTCAGAAGAAGGGGCCAAGAAGAAACGCCAGTTCTCAAAGTCGGGCTGTAGTCGTTGTACGCGATCCCGTTTAGAACCCGGCCCTTCCCTTGGCCATGCTAGTTCCTCGATAGGGAAGTATTGATTTTCAATCTTCATCATCTCTTTGAAATGTTCGATATCAGAATCCTTACCGTATCTCTCATATCCGACCTTAATAGACTGTACACCAGTTTGCCGTAACCACTTTCGTCGCAACTTGTTTAAGGCGAGCCACCTTTCTCTCAGGTTCATGCGATGACACACACCATCCAACAAGTACTTATTAAACGCCGAATCGACCCCAATAACTGCTATTGCAGTGCGGTCAGAAGTGGACTTTTTAGAATGAGCTGGATCGCAAAGAATATATATATTCAGAACTCTAGGTCTGATTTCTACTCTTCTAATCCATTCTGGATCGAACACTTGTTCAGAACCAGCAATAGGGTTCTGTAACATTTGACAGGCGAGTACATACTGGCCCATCGAGGATTTTTTCTTTGCCCACTCTTCTTCTTCAAGAAGAACAGGGCTTCCATCTGGTGTTCCAGAGTCTGTAGCGGGGTATATTCTTGTCTTAGTACCTCGCTCTATTAACTCTCTGTAAGTATCAGCGTAGTGATACCTTGTTCCTATGTACCACTCCCTATTTTGACCACCGCCCAAGTTTTGACTAAGATCAAGTGCCTCAGTAATCTTGGCTATCTGGTCAGGAGTGTTTACAGAGTCTCTGGTAACAACATCGTCATATATTCTTAAATCGTAGTGACGAGAAATCGGTTGACCATCCACCAATCCCCATGCCTCAACTGTGGCCTCTTTGGGATTAGACCGTCGTTTTACGATAATACCGGCGTCTTCACCCCACTGTGGAGAATCTTGACGCGGGTTCTGGTAACAGACATCAGGGTACAGTTCCCTTAGAAAATCATTAACCTCGAATTCACGTTTGATCTGTTTCAGGAAGCCCTTTGCAATAGGTCTTGTATGTGAAAATATGCCTATCGTTATATTGGGGTTCTTGATTATTTCCTGAATAGACCCGGCATAAGTAATCAGGGTAGATTTGTAATGCCCTCTGGCCCAAAGGTCTAAAATGCCTTCAGACTCGGATTCAACTTCCCTACAGCGGTCGTAAATCCAAGGATGGACTGCATCCTTTCTGTTGAGAATAATTACAAGAAGGAACCACCGGTCAATCTTTGCCAATTCACCTATTAGTTCCTTGTCGTAATTCTTCTCTAGTAAGTTCTTATAGAAAACCCCCGACTCTTCAAGAGTGGCTTTTGGGAGGTATTCTTTAGCGCGTTCAATAAACTCATCGCACTTCATTTAATCCCCGCGCTTGGTAGTTGTTTTTGTAAGTTTGTGGATTCTGTTTATCGCTCTGGCCTTGTTGCCCTTTTCCTGACGATTAGCTTTATTTATTTCCTTTACATAATTTTTGTAATATTTTTCTAGGTTAGCTGAAGGGCCACCACCTTCAGCCACTTTTTGACCTTCTAATTTTCCACCAAAATATGTAGCCTGATCAGTCCATTCGGACAAACTTGCTACTTTGACTGGCGTATATTTTTTTTCTTCAACTGGTTCATCCTCATTATCATCAGAATCATCAGAATCATCAGAATTATCAGAATCATCAGAATTATCAGAATCTCCACTAGAACCACTAGACGAGAGATCAACAGGATCAGGTAATGGATAATCCTTTGCTGTAGCAGGTGTGAAGTCAGCAGTAACATCTATGTCGGTCAGTGGTACTTCTGCCGCAACAGTACGCTCTGGTGTCTTAAATTTATCCCACCATGTCCAGTCCACATTCATTCCTGATGGGACTTGGTAAGAGAAATTAACCACACCGGATTTTCTTGCCTCGTTTGGATTGGGATAGGCTTTACCTGTTAGAACGTCATATACGATCCTCTGCACATCTTGTGTCTGGCTTCTAGCCCAATGAGGTATTCGGGTTCCAATTCCTTTTTTCTCGCCTTCCTGTAGAGGTTGACCACCGGTCGCAATAGTAATTTCACCAGACGCGATCTTCCTTTGCTCGTCTGCCTGAAGAAGTTGTCGATACTTTCTAAAAAAATCTGCGCTATACATTATTTCTCGGCCTTGCGAACAGTGTCTTTACGCATTTTTTCAATCATATTGAGGGCGTTTTCAGTGTCATCTTCCATTTTGCTTCCAATCCTGTGCATCTGGATGAATTCCTTGGTCATCTCGTCAAACCCTTCACCCTCTGCCTGACCTACGGCCTTCTGTTGTGTTGGATACCCTATATTCACGCCTTTGGGACTTAGATTTACGCCACCTTTTATATGAGGCGGCAGGTCTTTTCCCGTAAGTTGAATCTGATTCTGATTCATAAGAACTGCATCATTTTGGGCTATTGGGAGTGATGCTTTACTGATTGTATTCATCAGCATATTGGTGCCTTTCTTCAACATACCCATCTCGTCAACCGGCGTTGTGATTATTCCCTTCTCTTCTAGTTCAGCCATATATATCCCCTACTTCATAGCCCTATTTCTTGATTTAGCCATAGCTTTCAAATTTGACGCTCGATTGTCAGTAGGGCGACGATTTGAATGATGTACGTCTCTTCCGTCTCCTTTACGCACCTTCCCAAGTTTGGTCATCTTTCTTCTGGCCTTGTTCCTTGAGCTTCTCTCTGCAACTGCTTTAGGAGAAGAATGGAATTTCTTGTATTCATGCTTGTAATTGCGCGGCTTCCCGCCCATTGTTTTGTACTCGCTTGACTTTCTTGCCCTTATAAGGCCCGCCATATCTCTCCCCCGGTATACATATTGCGTTCTTAGAAAAAATTTCCCCGAAAATGTTATCGCTTTTATAGTCCGGGGAATACAATGTTGGATTGTGTTCTTCTATGACATATTTGAGTTCTTGAAGAATCTGCGAAATCAACTCATTATTTTCTTCACGATCAACTTCCATATAAATATACGGACGTAATTTAGCTATCGTGTTCAGGCCACCCATAAGGACTTCTGGTTCCATGCCTTCAACATCTATCTTGATGAAATCGCATCGTTTAAGACCGACATCATCCAGCTTGCAAATCGCTACTTTCTCGCCAGAGGTATGTCCACGTATATCTACTCCGCCGAAATTAGTCTTCTTGGTGGGATCAATGACCGGAATCTCGATTAACTTCTGAGACGAACCCACACCCATCTGTTTGCAGTCTGTATTAGTGATGGAATTGATCGCCATATTCGCGCATAAGGTCTGAAATAACAGCCTCTGCGGCTCAAAAGCGAGGACACGACCCCTCTTGCCCACCTTCTTGGAAAACCACAGCGTGTGGGTGCCTATATTGGCACCTATATCAAGCACCATATCGCCTTTCTGGATAAACCCACTAAAAAACTTGGTTTCTTCTAACTGATATTCTCCATATGCTTCTATGGATTTACCCACATACTTATCGTTCTGGTTGTAAAGAACATACCCATTGGGCGTGTCCTTTATGACGTTATAGGTCAATATCCTTTCGCCTTTTTCACTTTCTTTCCAGATTTCTTCGCATATGCTTTAGCGGCTTTCTTGCCGGTTTTCGTATAAGCGAACTTCCTTCTACCCACTTTCGGCATCATTTCCTCCCGGTGGCGTACCGCATTTGTCGCATAAACACTCATCGCAAGATAAGCATTCACCGCAAACATTAGTGCAGTCGCAATTCGCCGCTAAACAATCTCTGCAATCACAACTCAATCGAGTATCTTCCTGACAACTTCTCTGCCTTCCCAGTTATTTTCCACTGCCACCTTGTGTTTTTCACAAGCATATCTTGTGTCCGTGTCAGCGTTATCTTTCCATCCGTTCCGAGAAAGTGTCCTTTTCATGGCAAGACATCCCGGCACCCCCATTTCTACCCATTCCCCATCTTTCTCATGGTGACCCATGAACTCTATGACGTTGCCATTAAGGAATAGCATAAGAACGAACATTGTTTTAATTACCATTGTGTGCCTTCAACTCTGCTACGTTATCCTTTAGTATCTCCACCTTACCCTCAAGAGTTTCTATCCTCTGTCTGTAGAAGTCTAAGGTGAGTGCTTGCTGTTGATCAAAAGGGGCTTTACCCGTTTCAATATTCTGCAGAAGTTTGTCGAACTCCCCAGAAAGATGTTCTATCAACATGAATTGCTCTGAATCGGCGGGTAGACTGCCTAAATTTCCGCGAGGCCATTCACGACTGAAAATTGTGTTCTCTGAGACATCGGCTTGCATGAGAATGTAATTTGTCTCAATGGTATTTAGCCTTTCAATAATCCCGAAGTAAGCCCAGACACCTACCGCAACAGACGCAATCAGTGAGATCAGGTTGCGAATAGGCATAGCGAATTTAGTTCGGTCGCTTACATCAATCGCATCGCTCATCAGTCGTATCCATAGCCGTAACTACCTTTGCTGTTCTGTTGCATGGGGCCAGCCGTACCTTGGTTTCTTAGCACATCAAACAACCTGCCATGCTGGTTTGCTATGTCTGCGTTTGTTTCTCTAATTCTTTCAAGTTCTTCGCTGATCTGCTCTACTTGAAAGCGCATCACATCAAGACCTTTAATAGCCTCTTCAATCTTAGCCTGATCAGAAACGAGTTTTTTAAGGTTATGTATCTCAAGACCACATTGCTTGGCTTCTGCTTCTAATGCTGGAATCGCCCTACCTTGTATTCCGGCCAGTCTTTCAACTTCTGCGGATAATGAACTTGCCCACCAAATGGCTCCCGATGTCTGGGCAATTAAAAATAATATCGCGCCAAAAAATTTAGCATCAATTTTCAACCGACTACTCGTAAGTCGTCGGCCAGATACCATTTTCCACCCTGAGAATCCGGTCGCACCATCTCAGTTACACCGCGCAATTCTACGCGCTTCCAGATTCTACCGCGTTCCGATAGATGCGGTGCTACTGGTGCCGACGTAGCGTGCCATTGTGGCCGTACCTTGAAGCCTTTCGTAGGATGAGATTCTGCCGGTAACCATCGACCTATATCGATGCGCTGCCGACGGTTAATGAATAATGACCCGATAGAGCCATCGCGTCGTAGGTTGAATAATTTATAGCCGTGTACCATAATTTTCATCTTTCTTCTTTCACCAAGGACTCCAGCCCAGCATAATTCCGAGCATCCAGACTACAATTGTTATATAAATAGCTTCCATATAAATCAATGACTTACAAACTAAAACATGTAGAGGTGTACTACCCCCTTACCCCCCGTTTTTTAGGCATATAACTCCTTGATTTTTAAGTACTTATTTCGCCTAATCTGCCTTTTTCTCTTCTTTAGATAAGGTTTAACCTCATTACGCATCATCTTGCGATATTCGAGTTCAGTTCTGCGATCCATCTCCTCCTGACAGGCGGCGTAAACAGGAGAAGTTAAAGATACATTCTCTGCCGCTGTCTCACGAAGTGCGTTGTAAGAAAGTTCGCGGCATACTTTCTTAAATTTTTCCTTTACTTCGGAGAAGGACTCTTTTTCATCGTAGTAATACATTTCTTCTTTGCTCCTTATCGTATCAACGTCGTATTGACGTTGTGCTTTTGAGAAATTAAAAATGCCTTGATACATTTTTCAAAGAACATAGACTTCTGAAGTTGTCTCGATCCAGACCCTTGCTCCGCAAGAGAGCGGTTTGTCTGGGCTGTAAACTACTTTGCACGGGCCGCTAACTGATATTTCGCGCCCATACTTGTTTTCCTTGTAATTCTTGGCTGTTAGGGGTGGCTTTGTCTCCCCATTCTTCCTGTTGCTCCGAATCACATGCTGGTTTACATGAATGTAAGTCTTCATTAAGAACTTTTCGGTAATATTTGGTGCGATCTCTGTGGGTTTGAGGTCTATTCAGCCTGTTTGAGTGCTTCGCTACGGGGTTATTTCTTCTTTTTGTAGCCACTGGCATAAGCCGCCCTAGCTTGACGCTGTGCGCCACTACGAGAGGGGTAGGTTTTTCCCTTATTCCCCCACTTGTAACCCCCTTTTACCTTCTTAATTGGCATCTGAAATCTCCCTGAGACGTAGAGCGTGGTTATATTAAATGAGTGCTAAAGCCCCACCCTCTCTGGCGGGGGCTGGAATTATCACGGCCCTTTTCGCCCGCATACTCCCGCGTGAGAGACTCCTTTTTTGCGAACTTCTGAGAAGGTTTCCCCCCCTATCTCGAAGAGTGATCCCGCTGTTGCTGTCTGATCAAGTGACTCACCCATAAGGTAAACACCTCTCAAAGTAC